CCACTCATTGTGCTTTCTCCAGTTCTGAAGACCAAAATGTTTTTGTGTGATTTTCATTTACGACTTCAATTTTATCGCCATCAAAATTTTTATTTCTGCTTTTCGACTGGGCGTCACGGATAGTCATTTGCAAAGCACTCAAGCCATAAGTTGTTCCGAAGGCGCTTCTGCCGTTGATTAAGATTTGATATCCCATGTTCGTCTCCCTGTTTCTAAAATTATAAATAGATACTTTTACGGATACATCAAGGGCCATCGTTAATTTATTTACTTTATTTTCTGCTTATTTATTGCAGAGCAGTAAAAGCAATAAATCGAAGCGCACTAAGTACCTTGTTTATATATATAATATTATTATTATTATTATTATATATATATATAGTGTATTACTGCCCCCCACCCCCTACCCCCCACCTATGTATGAGGGGGGTGGAGGGTGAGGAGTATAGACGCCCCCCCAAGGTACTGCAAAAATGCAATAAATACACAAAATACATAACATGTTGAAATCATTGACAAATACCCCAATGTTTAATGATGCAATAAATCATGCAGTTAATCACTGGATGCTGGGCGCGAACCAAGCCATCGTTGGACGGCCCCGCTTGCCCTCGTTCAGATTGCGGCACTCTATGCCACGATCATTCGCCAGCGCGTCCAGAACATCTCCACGCTTGCGCCTGTCCATATTTGCGAATGCCCCCACACCACGGGTGATCTGGCTCTCCGTGATGCCCCCCAGACCCGCGCCTTCGATCTTGGTGAACACTGCCTTGCAGCAGGCATCGAAGGGGCCATCGGCCATGTTGGATCGAAACATTGCAATGGTCTCGGTAGCGTAAAACTCCACGTAATCTATCGACCATTGCATGGCGTCCACGCCAATACTGTCTTGCCCCATTGATCGCGCCACAATCAGTGACAGGCGCATGGCGATCTCTCTGGATCGATTGTACATGGCCTCCAGTCCTGACCCTGTCTCTTTCTTAATGGCGTCTACCAGCCGCTCTTCGTAGTGTCTGAGCAGCTTCTCAGCCTCTGGTGTGAACGGCACCTCAAACGGATTGGAGGGCATGTCATGTATATTGCCTGCATCTAGGTCGCCATCGTGAGCGTGGGCGTGTTCTTTTGCCCACTTTGACAGGCGGTCTGATATCGACGCCACGCTGTTGCGCTGGGATAGCTGCACCCCGATTTCCGATTTTACGATCAGGAACCTGTTCAATAGGCCGCTTGCCACATCTCCCCCACCGATTGCCTTCATAAATTCTGACGGCGTTGACATGCCCACCAGCGTTAGGCTTGGCCGCTTTACCACCTTCTCCAGCTTTTCGGCCTCAGACGCCTTCAGTGTCATAGTTGAATAGCCCTGCGGCCTCAGTGTGCCGTCCTGCCGACCAAAGCATTCCATGATGGCAGTTAGGGCGTCAGCCTTGTGCTGCATACCAGATGCACTTGCGGCCTTTAGCTGCCTGCCTAGCTCATCGACCACCGCGACATGGACTGGCTTGTTGATGAGTGTAGACATGACCCCTGCACCAGAGGTGTAACCTGCGGGGCCAATTAGGTCTGTCAGGCCAGCCTGATCCAACATTGTTTCCAAAACAGTTTTGGTGTGTTCCTTACCTGATCCTGTCTCACCAATATTTAGCAGATACAGGGATGAAAAATTACGCCTGTCTGTTACCCAGCGCCTGCCCATCACCACCGATCCAAACGCTATCGCGCACTGAACTGCAAACTGGGGCTGCGGCTTGATGGCTGAGATCGAATAGCCATTGACCACGTCTTGCAGAACGCCCGGTATCGCCAGCAGATGATCTGGAATGTGATCTAGTGGCCCTGCGTCTGGCTTGGAAACAACTCTGGGTTTATTCTGCATTTTTTCCATGAGTTTTTTACCAGCGGCGATTGTCTCTGCCTCGTCGGTCTCTGGCTCTTGCTTGATGTGCAGAAACGCAGCGGCCTCGCGCACGGCCTTGGTGACGTTGCCTTGAAAATCGTACTGGCACCAAAGCTCAAAACAATCGAAGCTATGCTCTGATGAAAAGGGATCGGATGCGTGGTGACTGAAGGCGCGGCCATCCTCAAATACCTTGACGCCTGCCAGCTTTGACGTACTGTTTGGTGAAAGGTATCGGTCTTTTCCTGTCTGCTTGTATCCGTATTGAACGAGCAACGAATGCATATCGTGGGCCTGATTAAAGGCGTCGATCACGCTGGTGCCGTCATTGTTCTTGGGTCGTGGCTTTCTGGGTGGCTGATATTCTGGCTCACGCCGCCACGGACATATCGCCACCATCTGTGGCCGAAACTTATCCCACTCTCTCCAAATTGTCAGAAGCTGCGGCGGTAGCTCTGGCAGGCCATCCCAGATTGATCGACCTGCCCACTCGTATGGACGGCCCGTATCTGGGTGAATTGACGGCGGCAACACATCCTGCACGGCCCCAGCGCGTAACTCAAAAACCACTTCTGTTTTTCTGGGATCGCCCTCGACGGGCCAACTAATTTTATGGGTGATTAAATCGGGCGGTGCCTTGAAGATCAGCTTGCCACGATTTTCGCGCCCAATGATTTGGGGTGCCGACTGCATAAGCTCTGAGAAATCGATGCCCAGTTCTTCAAAGATCATCTTGGTGTATTCGACATGATCGATGTCAACGGCGCACGTTCCAGACGCCCCATGCAACAGCCCCACATTATGGGTGGGGTTCTGCTCGTAATACAGACGCGCCTTCTCTGGATCAGACAGCGCCTGCTCTGGCTTCTGCCAGCCAAAGCGGGTTGGGCCTTTTGTGCCAGCGGGTATCGTAACCAGATACCAGCCCAGCTTCTCGCAATACTCTTCCACGTTAGTCATTTTTTTTGACCTCTTATTTATATACGGTGAGATATTCTGACAATTTCCTCCATGTGTTCAAACTGATTCGTTCGTTGCCCTGCTGCACGGCCTTTACGGTGGGGTGCGACAGCCCAGATTTCTGTGCGACAACGGTCAGCCTGCGATCTTGCAGTGCGTCCCGTATGGTCTCAAGAGGTATCATATCGTCCATTTTTCGCTCCATTTTACATTTGCTGTAAAAAGAGCTTTACAGTCTGAAACTTTAGGAGTAAACCAATTTCTGTAGAAAATGTGAATGAATGAATGAAAACGAAAACGGAGAACGAAATGGACAATATCAATGTCGATATTCTTGCCGCAGATTGGCTGGCAATTAAGGCAGAAGAAAAGGCGCTGACAGCAAAGCGCCACGCGATTGAAGAGCAGCTTAACGCTGCGCTGGAAGCCAAAGATGAAGGCTCCATATCCCACAAAACTGAAGGCCATAAGATTACGCTGACACAGCCCGTGTCTCGTAAAGTTGACGCCATCGTTTGGGACAAAGTTTCTAAAAAAATACCCGCACATTTGCACCCAGTCAAACACACCATCAGCGCGGATGCCGCTGGGTGCCGATACTTGCTGGCTAATGAGCCGAAGCTGTGGGCCAAGATCGCGCCTGCCTTTGAAACCAAAGCTGGCAAAATCGGCGTCAAGGTTGAGGTGCTTTAATGCGCCTCACTGATGTCGAGCTTGAGATGCTGATTGCTGCTCTGGCCTCCGTCACTGTGATGGACGGCCAAAGCAAAAGCCCAGACCAGATCAGATTAGAGCGTAAATTAAATTGGTGGCGCGACCACCCAGACTTGGAGTTTGCAGAATGAGAAGCATGGATGAAATTTTGGACGAGGTATTTGCCCTCGTATTTAAGGGAGATTGGTAATGGGCTTTAAGATTGAGAAAGGGGTGCCAATGACGGCACCCTCGCGGGACAGATCGGGCAAGTGGAAAGACTTGCTGGGTAAAATGGACGTTGGCGATAGCGTTGTGGTTGATGAGCAGTCGCAGGCCACATCCATCCGCAACACAGCCAAGCGCATGGGTCTGCTGGTGCGTTGTCAACAGCAGGACGATGGCAGCTTCAGAGCATGGAGAATTGAGTAATGGCATGTTGGGTTACTTTGAGAAAAAAAGTTATGGAAGAGACACAGACCGTTATTGTCAATTTAGATCACGTAAAAGTGATAGAGCGGTTTGTCATGGGTGATGAACACTTGGGCGGCAATAATTCAATGTTGATCTTCAATTACGTCCATGACGGATACGACTTTTTACACGTTGTTGAAACTCAAGAGGCAATCTTGAAAGAGATGTTACTGCAAAAAGCAAAACAAAAAAGTTGGGAGGATTGAGTAATGGCGATTGATCTAAAAACATTGAGCAAGCCATCGGGCCAACGTCCGATTATAGCGACCATTTTTGGTGAAGGCGGAATGGGTAAAACTACACTGGCTAGTATGTGGCCTAGCCCAGTGATAATTCGCACAGAGGACGGCACAGCCAGCCTGACAGGCAATGACAACGTCAGCCTTTTTCCACTGTCCACATCCAGCCAAGACGTGCTGGACGCCATTGAGGCGCTTGCCACGCAAGACCACAAGCACAAGACGCTGGTGATTGATTCGATCAGTCAATTAGCGACTATGATTGAGGCCGAGATTGTCGCGGCTGACCCCAAGGCCAAGTCGATTAATGCGGCGGCTGGAGGTTTTGGTGCTGGTCAATCTGCGGCGTCTGAAAGGCACAGGCAGATCAGAGACTGGGCTGGATCACTGGCATACGATCAGGGCATGAATGTTATCTTCATTGCCCATGCCGATACAGAACACTTGGAGCTACCAGATAGCGATAGTTACTCAAGATACACGCTGCGGTTGCATCGTAAATCTTTGGCAAACTATACAGACAATGTCGATCTCGTGGCGATGATCAGGCTGAAGACTTTCGTCAGAAATGGCGAGGGCGACAAGAAACGTGCAATCAGTACGGGTGAGCGCGAAATCATTTGCCATCCGCAGGCGGCATCTATCACCAAAAATCGTTTCAACATCAGTGAGCCGCTGCCGTTCACTTTTGACCGCAACCCTTTTGCAGACTTTTTAACAGAGTAGGAGAAACTAAAATGGACTTTAGCAATATTAACTTCGACGCAGTGGAAGTGGCACCATCTTTCGAGCCGCTGCCAGCAGGCAATTACAAGTGCGTGATTACCGATCACGAACAGAAGCCTACGAAGGCGCAGACTGGATCATATCTTCAGTTGAAGATCGAAGTGATTGAGGGCCACTACACTGGCCGTGTGGTGTTCG